ATTTTAAACAAAAATAAACAAAAAATGGACTTAGAAGAAATTAAACAAAAAATGTTTGATAAACTTGTACCTAGTGGTTGGGATAAAGTTTTTAAATCTTTTATATTTAGTAGTGACTTTGATGAGATACTCACTCAGTTATATACACTAAGTAAAGAAGATAAAAGGTTTACTCCACCACTTAAACAGGTATTTAGAGCATTTGAAGAATGTCCTTATGATAAACTACAAATAGTAATTATAGGACAAGACCCATATCCTCAACTTGGTGTAGCAGATGGAATATCATTTAGCTGTAGTAATACAGGTAAAGCACAACCTAGTCTTAGATATATACTTGATGAGATAAATAGAAGTGTTTATGGAGGTCATCCTGGTAGTTTAGATGTAGATCTTAAAAGATGGTCCAATCAAGGTATACTAATGCTTAATACAGCTCTTACAGTTGAAGTAGGTAATGTTGGTAGTCACTATGATGTATGGAAGAAATTTACTGCATATCTACTAGACTGGTTAAATACACATGATACAGGCTTAGTATATTTATACATGGGTAAAAAAGCTGAAGAGTGGTCAGAATTAACTGATGATAACACCAGTACTAAATACTTTGTAAAACATCCTGCTAGTGCTGCTTATAGTGGTGGTAGATGGGATTCAGGAGGTGTATTTATGAAAATACAATTACAAAAAATAATAACTTGGTAGCATGACAGATATATTTACAAGATTAATCCAAGAGGATTTAACTCCAAATACATACTATGTTTTACACTGTATAAGGGAGAAGATTGTACCCCATAAATTTGTCAACAAAGAATTGGAATGCAAAAGGCTGCAAAACAATCTTTGGCTAACAGAAAGCTTGGAGCTTACAAGTAAAAGTCTTATCTTTATGGAAGAAATCAACGGTTATTTCAAAAGAACTAAGAAGAAAACTTCACAAGATTTAATGGGCAAAGACTTTATTGCAAATATAGAGGGATATGTAGAAATATTTCCTAATATAAAACTATCCTCTGGAAAATATGCAAGAGTTAATGCTAAGAATCTAGAAGCTCCTTTTAAATGGTTCTTTGAGACCTATGATTATGATTGGGAAACCATTCTAAAAGCAACAGAAAGATATGTAGATGAATATAGTATCAGAAGATATGAGTATATGAGGACTGCCCAATATTTTATAAGAAAGCAGAACATAGACAAATCTTTTGAGTCTGATTTAGCTACATATTGTGAGATATTAAAAACCAACCCTGATGATCAACAGGTTTATTTTAGTGAAAATGTAGTATGACAAATTTTAAAATGCTAATGGTAGCCATTGTAGGAAGTTTGTTTTGCTTTACTGTTATAGATTCTTTTATAGTTACTATAAATCCAGCACAGTATTTACTAATAGAGTTCTTACTGTCTATTGTACATAGTTTCTATAACTATATAAAAAACAAACAAATAACTAATATATAACAAATGGCAGAATTATTTAATGGTGCACAAGCACTACAACCAGTAAGTGAAAGAGATGCTTTAAAGAAAGCATTGGAAAAAATTGCAGCACGGAGTAGAGGAGAAATTAAATCTCTCAAAAGTGCTTGGCCCAAATTTAATGATGCATTTTGTGATGGATTAGAATGGAGAACTATCACCGTAGTTGGTGCTAGGCCTGGTACAGGTAAAACTTTGTTTATGGAACAACTTATCAGTGATATTATAGAAAATAACACTGATCAAGAGTTCCGGATACTAAAGTTTCAAATGGAAATGGTTGATGAGACCAGTGGTATAAGAAAATTAAGTCTGAATACAGGTGCTGATTACAATACATTAATGAGTAAGGGCCAGAAAATTGACAAAGCTTTATTTAGTAGATGTTTGCATTATTATGATGCCACAGAAACTGCAGATATTGTAGATGTAGTTTATGATGCATGTACCGTGGATGAAATGTGTGCTACAATCCGTTACCAAATGGAGGAGCATAGAAAAATTGACGGGAGTTTTACAAACATGTTAGTAGCTATAGATCACTCAGCTTTATTTAAAAATGGTAGAGGACAAAAAGATAAATTTGAAATGTTAGGAGCTCTAGGTGAAGCACTCACCATGATGAAAAAGAAATATCCAGTAGCTTTTGTAGTCCTTAGCCAGTTGAATAGAAACATAGATGATCCTAAAAGAGCAATTGATGGTGATTATGGTAATTATGTATTAGACTCTGATATATATGGTTCTGATGCTTTGTTACAACATGCTGATGTAGTATTAGGTATAAATAAACCTTCTATAAGAAAAATAAGACAGTATGGACCAGATAGATATATAATAGCAGATGAAGACATACTAGTCTTTCACTTCTTAAAATCTAGAAATGGTACCACAAGAATAAGTTTCTTTAAACTTGATAGAAGTGCAATGAGAATTGTAGAAATACCTACACCAGCTTGTGTTACAAAGAAAATAACAACCCAGTAAATTTTTAAATATGAACATAAGAAAAGAAAAAGAAAAAGAGTTCTTTGTGCAACACATGGAGACCTTTAAGAAGTTGGGTTTAACAGACCCGTTTTTTATTATTAAAACAGCTTTTTTCCAAAAAGGTAAATTTGGAAGACACATTCAATTATTTGAATCTGAAATTAGCAAAGGTGAAGACATTTATATTGAGTTTTATGACAATGTAAATGATGCCAATGGTAATCTTGTTGATGTCACTCCTTTTAATGAGGATAGACAGTTGTTTAAGTATAAAGCAAATCCGTTTTATGCTGAAGAATATGATACTAAAGAAGGTACTAATTTCAAGGGAGAGCCGTATAGTATTTTTACTGTACCAACTTCTGAATTAGTAGCAGTACTTACTGATGGTACTGAGATAACCTATGCTTTGTATGAAAAAAGAAAGGAAGAACCTAAGAAAGAAGACACATTACCTAAGTTACAAAATAGCTTAGCTTTGTTTCCAGATTTTGAAGAGCAGTTTCCTAAGAAGGAAAGTAACATGTCACTTGATGAGGTTTACAATACAGAAATTGCTGATGTACCATTGTCAGAAATGACTCTGAGAGATCTAGCAGCAATTATGTTGATAAAACCAGTTAGTGCTAGACCGTGGTTAAATGAACTTATCAAACAAACAAAAAGTGAAATATGAGTATAATACTTCCAACAAGTAAAGTAAAAGCTGAGAGGCAGAATCCTAAGAGAATGGTTATTTATTCTAAACCTAAAACCGGTAAGACAACAGCTTATGCTGGTCTTGAGAATAATTTAATATTAGATCTAGAGAATGGTTCTGATTATGTTGATGCAATGAAGATAAAAATTAGTAGTTTACAAGAACTATTGGACACTGGTAAAGCAATCAAAGCAGCTGGTAATCCATATAAATTTATTACTATAGATACTGTAACTGCATTAGAAGATATGATACAGCCTCTTGCTATTAAACTTTATCGGGCAACTAGCATGGGCAAAAACTATGATGGAGACAATGTAACTTCACTACCAAATGGTGCTGGTTATTTATATATCCGTCAAGCATTCTTTCAAGTTTTAGATTTTATTGATACCTTAGCTCCCCATATTATTTTATCAGGTCACATTAAAGACAAAGTGGTAGATGATAAAGGTGAGATGGTTATGTCTGCTAACATAGATTTAACTGGTAAAATTAAGTCTCTAATTTGTGCTCAAGCTGACGCTATAGGTTACATGTTTAGAAAAGGAAATAAAACTATTCTAAACTTTAAGACCAATGAAGAAGTTACTTGTGGTGCTAGACCAGAACATCTCCGTAATGAAGAGATAGTAGTAACTGAAATGCAAGAGAATGGTGAACTGGAGTTTCACTGGGAGAAAATTTTTATATAAATAAATAACAAATGGAAACAAAAACACAAATTGTCACTCAGTTAGTGGCAGCAATGCTATCAGCTCCACAATGGAAGGAGTTTGACTATTCACACATTGTTGAAATAGCATGTGATGTAGCAGATATGATTATAACAACAACTAAAGTAAATTAATTAAAACAAAATAAAATGGGTTTAAGTACAACAGATTTAGGAACAGGTGGCGGAAGTGGACTACCTAAAACAATTTCTCCAGGGAATCATGTGTTAAAGATTAACTATATTGATTTGGAAGATTTCAAATTTATTG